ACGTAATCACCGTAGAAAATGTTCGTAGAGTAACCATTAGTGATTGGATATTCACGAGTAGAACCCGCAAATACCTGACCTCCGATCAAATTGACCGGCTGTAGCCCGTAAGGGGCATCTACAACAGGATATGCCATAATTTACTCCAAAAAAGTTTTAAATTAACCTTTACCAAACGATGTAGACGATTTGCGCTCCGCAAAGAGTGGCATACGTACATCGCTTTCTCGCATAAAGCTATTGTCAATTGCAGTCGTCTGAGCTTGTGTCTGATTATCGAAATGTTTATTCCGTTGATCTACAAACTCTTGTGGCGTCTTGCACAACAATAACCCACCGATCTCAACGTTGTCTTTAAAACGACTGTTAGGATCAATTAGCAGTTGAAATCTTGGTTGTTCCGACACTTTCACAGGTTCCCATCCTTCGCGTAGCTTGCCTGACAAGTTGCGGGGATCGGCCTTATCTAAGGTCGAAATACGAATCCATCTATACGCAAAACCCGGCTGCTTATCCGGTTCTGGTAGTGTCTCAGCAGGCGCCCATTGCTTTGGACGTTCTACTTCTTTACGGGATTCAAGTTCACGAGTAAGTCTGTTATTAGCCATTGTTATTCTCCAGTTTAAGTACTTCACGAGCATATTGCTCCGGTGTCAGTCTAAATTTTTTCGCCAGCGCCGCTTGTGTCGCTGTCAACTTAATCTGCTTCGGAGCCGTACTCCGCTTAGCTGAAGCTACGACTGTACTAGGCTTACTTCTTTGCTGAGGTTTTGTCTCAACGTCCCTGTTTTCAGGGAAGGACTCCGGAAACCGTTTACGGATCGTTTTGTCGATGCGCTCGTAATAATCGTCAGTACCAATATATTCAGGGCCGTACTCACGATACAGTTTCATATGCAGTCCTTTTGCTGCTTCGGTCATCTCCTCGTCCTTTTGGAACCAGTTTGAATTACGACGCTGCCATGCTGCATACTTTGGATCAGCTTGCTGTTTGTTGTCAGCTTGCGATCTTTGCGGCAGTTGTACCTCATTTTCGTCTTCTTGTAAAGTGGGTTTAAAGTTTTTTGCGCGATCCAACTTTAAACTAGCATTAGTTAAGGCTTGCTGTGCATCAATTAACTTCTCAGAGTCGCCCGAATCATATGCTTCACGATACTCACGCTTTGCCATCTCAACTTCTTTTTCAGCAGAATCCTGCATAGTAGAGATGTAAACCTGCTCGCCAGACGCTAGGGTAGACTTAAGGCGCTTATTCTCCTCAAGAATACTCTGTGCCATCCGTAGAGCTTCTTCTTGCTCACGGTAAGCTGCTTCCTTCTCCCTACGTTCGTCGTGCCAAGCTTTCTTATACTGCTTAAACTTAGTGACTACTTCTTCGGGATACTCACCGCCGTCCTCTGGGGCTTCCAGTGAGTTAATAATATCTTTAGGGAGGGGTTCCTTACCACGATCCTCTTCTGGCGTATCGTCTTCGATCTCTACGGTGAACTCTTCCTCATCGTCGTCCTTCATAGACACCTTAGACTCAATCTCGTCAGGGAATTTGTACTCTTCTTTATCAAAATCTGGCATATAGCCTCCTTATGCTCGTGAAATTCCGCGTGGATCGTCAACAACCCCTTCAACTGAATCATCATTAATTAGACGGAACTCACGTCCATGAATCTTCAATCTAGTGCCGCTGTTCGGGCGTGCAAGGATAAAGTCACCCTCTTTACACCACGGACCTGACGTAAACCGTTCACCTTTATAGGCGTCTGGACCCAATTTCACGACAAAGAAGACCGTACTAAGGACTTCCTCATAATGCTTAGTTGTATCTGCCTTAATTAACCCGCTCTCATACTTCTCTTCAATCTCAGGTATTGCCACCAAAATGTGGTATCCCGATGGGGTAGGCAGTTGTGTTGCTCTTTCTTCCGCTGTTTGTGGCAGGGTCGAAACTTCACCGCTGTCTGTAGCGATTACTATTTCAGTCATCGTTTTGCTCCAAGTTTTTTGCGAGGTCTACAAGATAAATCTCCACTGCGGTAAGGCCTCGAATCTCGCCGCAAATGAATTGGTACTCGTCATAGGTCTTGGCTGCTTTGTTTGCCAGCGCATTGGATAGCTGTGTCCGACGCTCCCTTATCTCTTTAAGTGCCGCTTCGATTATGTTCACTTATTCTTTCCTTTTTGTGGGGGTTTACTAATAGATGCTTGCTGCGTACGTTGTCTGTTCATTTCCATGCCCTGACGGAAACCTTCTATCTCCATTTGTGTATCATTTCTTTGCTTATCGGAGCTGTGTTTCATCGCCATATTCGCCCCAGCAATCTCTTTCTGCGCATTAATTCGCTCCATTTCAATCTGCATCTGCTTGTCTTTTGCAGCCGCATCGAGTTGATCTTTTGCAATCTTGCGCTGAACTTCCGCTTGTTTGATCTGCAATTCTTGCATTTGCATCTGAATGATAGGGTCTTGCATCTGCTGCTGAGCTTGCTGCTGTTGAGCTTCTTGTTGATGCTGTTGTAGTATCTGCTGCGACGCTTGTGCCGCCATCTGTGCGATACGGTTTTCCATTTCCTTCGGTATTTGCTGGTCATCATCATCCTCAAAGTCAGGAATCTCCATACCGATAGCGGCTTCAATTTGTTTCTTATACTCGTACCCGACATGCTCGTTGATGTGAGCGTGCATTGCTGCCATCATTGTTTGTGCTGATTGTGGGTCTTGCCCTACGACTGACTGTATCTTCGGGTCTTGCATCGCTGCCATGTGTACAGAAATGTGAGCTTGATGGTCTTGGAATACAAACGCTTTAGCTGGTTTACCTTTTAGTATGTCGATGTTTTCTGTAACAGGGTCGCGTGGACGTCTATCTTCATTCATCGGTACTAACTTAGCTGCGTTTCTAACACCTAATACCTCAATCATCTGACGATGTAGAAGTGGCATGTCGTATAACTGTGGTGCTGTTTGTGCTAGTTGGAACACCGCTTGGTACTGAACAACCTTTTGAGACATAGTTGCAGCATTAGGATCAGAGACAGGTATAACATCACACATGTCGTAATCACTTTGTTTTGCTGATTTACTACCTACATCTGGGTCGTATGAATATTCTTCTGGAGCAAAGTCACGCACTATATCTTTCAATAGACGGAACTCTTCGTGCATAGCGTAGTGAATACGCGCTTGAACCGCTGACATAACTTTCAGGGTTCTTTCTAAAATAGCCAGTGTAGTGCCTACTGGAGATTGTGCAGACATGTCAGATACTTTCATATCCGCTGCACTGGCAAAACGACGTCCGTCTTCGATGATTTGATTCATCAATTGGGCTAATACTGCACTTGGCTCCTTGTATGGAAGCATCATGATGTTGTCTTTAACAGCACCACTTGGAATATCTACATCTCTAAACTCACCCGGCGCGATAGGAGTATCGTCACCTTTAATTCTCATCCCGCGAGCTTTAAGTCCACCCGGAAGGTTCGAGAGGGTCCCTGCATCGACGAGTTGACGCAAAATTGAGGTGCCGGACTTCGCAAAAGCTCCCACAAGATGAATGAGGCCGAAGCAGTAGAAGCCGAACCCCGGTATGTACCCATAGTGAACGAAGTGGTTGCGTTTTTGTTTGAGCTTGTCATCTGGCTTGTAGTTACGACGAATAGCTAATATAGTCTGTGTTGATTTCTCTATTGTTACTACGTAAGGCAATGCTATACCGTTCTCATCTTCAAAGCCCGGTAGATCAAGCTCAACGTGCATCTCAAGTATCTTATATCTGTCGTCAGTCGTAGCTCTAAAGCCTAACTTCTCTGCAATCTTCTTCTCTACTTCTTCAATAGAATTAGTAGGGTCACCTAAGTCCACATCTAAATAGAACCCTGCAACCTGCAACTTCTTTAACTCATTCTCTGTCTTACGCATCACATGTGTAACACGCTCTGCCGTTTGGAGAGAGGACGCGCCGTACGGAACAACTACATCTTCTGCCGGAACGTAAATAGCTGTCTCACGATTTAACGCTGGATCAAAATAAACTTTCTTAAACGCATTACCTGACAGACCCAAGCCCCACAATAAACGTTCTTGTTCAGGACGATACTCAGGCATACCTTCAGTCAAGCGGTAGTTCATATCTTCTTGAACACGTATCGACGCTTCTTTCTTCTCTGGCGTTTCTTTACCTATGATCTTTGTCTTAACTGGACCCGCTGCTGGGAACGTCTCCATAATTGTTTCAGACTGGAACTTAACAAGTGCTTCTGTTAGTAGTGGGTGTGTAACGCCACACGCACCAGCCCAAGGTTCTGTACGTTCTTCTAGCTTCATACCTAATAGATCAAGGCCATCTACATAAGTCTGTACCCAATCTTTTCTAGCGCTAACGTCGTCCTCATAAGCCTCTACTAGTTCGGATGCTATCAATGCTAGCTCGCTGTCATCAATATATTCAGCTAAGTTATCTTCAAAGCCTTCTTCCTCGTAGTCTTTCTCGATGTCAATCTCAAGGTCACCCGTGCGAATACGCACAGCTTCTGGGTCCTCGATCTCAATCTCTAACGGCTCACCCTCTTCTTCCATAATGCCTTGAGGAGCTGCGTATAAACCTTTTTCAATACTCATGATTGTCCTTAGTAGTAAGCTTTTTTCCGTTTGGATTTAAACAGTTGTATATCGTCTTTCTCATCCGAATCTAAGCGAATGAACCCGCCTTGTCGGAATCTAAGTAGTGCTAGTGTTGTCGAGTCAACTAAGTCGTCGTTAATACCAGCTGGGAAGTCGTTGCACTCCTCGATAACTTCCATTGCCCAACGTCTCTCAGGAGCAAACACTATGCCCCCATGAAACAAACTTGATACTGCATTTACACGGGAAATCTTGTCTTGTCCCTTACCCGGCGTGAACTCCGACACGGGTATACCCATTCTTCTCATCTCTTGATACAACACTGAGCCAGAAGACTTTTTCTCCACGATAAACGCATCTGGTTCCCACTGACCATATTCTTCAAGAACTAATGCTTTTAATTCAGGGTACTCCATACGCTTCTTAATGCTGTTCAGTAAGATTATTGCATAGTTATTAGTCTCTTCATTGAAGAAAACACCCCACGTTGTAAGAGCGTTAAAGTCAGATCGGTTGTTCGCTTCTTGTGCGGCATCCAAAGACATAATAATAAATTCACATTGAGGTGGGTCATCTTGCTCCCACATCTGCCACCACTCTCTTTTAATTAGTGCGCCTTCTTCAGACGTTGGTTGCTGCATGTACTGGGCGTTCCAGTAGCGAATATCCATACCCGCTTTTTTAGCAAGTAGTTCTTCTGCCGACCAAAACTCAGGCCATAACGGCTGATCATTCTCATCAATCGCAGGAAACTCAACAACTTCCCACTGATCTACGCCTTCGGCACGCTCCATCTGAGTATTAATCTGACCAGTCAGGTCTAACTTCGACCACCTAGTCATTACAATAATAATTGCACCACCCGGCATAAGACGCTGGAGAGGACCAGACTGAAACCACTCCCAAGCAGGAAGAAATACATCGGGTCGTCCTGTTTTAGCGTCTTGTTCTGAATGAGGATCGTCAATAATAAATAAATCAGCGCCGCGACCAGCAAGGGCGCCGCCCACGCCAATAGCAAAGTATTCTCCATTAAAGTTAGTCCCCCACCTAGATGCTGATTTCGAGTCAGCTTGTAGCTCAATTTGTGGAAAAATGTCGTGATATGGCTCTGAACCTACTAAGTTTCGCACTCTGCGACCGAAATTCACCGCTAAATCTGCGGTGTGTGACGCCATAATCACCTTTTTTTGTGGGTATTTACCCAAAAACCATGCCGGAGCTAGATAACTTATCAATTCTGACTTGCCATGACGCGGCGCTATGTTAACTATCACCCTTTTCTTCTTGCCAGCGGCTATTTCTTCAAAGATACGGGCTAATTTATAGTGGTGTGGACCTACTTTGTAGCCCGGATATACGTGTTTTACGAAATCTAAGAACGATTCCTTGCTTATTTCGCGTGTTGTCTCTTGTTTATACTGTTTTAATAGCTCAACAGCACGCCTTTTCTGCTTATCTTCCATAGTTGGAAGCGCAGCGCGTATCTTATTTAGGTCTTCTGCACGAAGTTTAAGATTCTCCAATCCCACTAGAGACCTCCCTGACTTCTACATCGGTGATCTGATCTTCTAGTGTATTTAATATAGTAAAGAGTTCTGTCTCAACTTCTTCTATTGTTTGTACTTTGTGTGTTATCTCACTGCGCTTCTTAAACGCATCAACTCCATCGACTTCACCTAGCTTACTTAATGCTGTAATCCTAGCTTTGGCGTCTTTTGCATTTTCTACTTCCGCAATTAGCTTATTAACAACGTAAAGTTTTAAATCTGATAACTCTTCTACGATCATGCAGTTGCTTTGCGCCACCATTCCTGCAAGGTATGCCATCACCTCATTAGGGTACTTAGCAAACTCAGGTCGCATTGTTGGATTAGTAATCATTTGTTTGGCAAGGTCTCTTGCCTGATTGATATGTTCTTCAGTTGGCTCTATAGCCACACCGTTTAAATCAGAGATTAGTTTAATAGTCTTAGCCCGCATTTCTATTTCTTGTTGGGGCGACATATCAGGCAGTGCATCCATAGCGGAGACTGGCAGAGGAATATCTTCTTCGATGTTTGGGACAATAACGTTCATGTAAGCGTTCTGTGGCTTGGTGAACAATTAGCGCAATATAACACGAATTTTTAATTTGTAAAGTCCCCGCGTTGCGGGGGGTTGTCTTTTTGACAACAGAGTTATGGAAAATTTTTGCAAAATATTTTTTGATGGGG